GCTGATTTGCTAGACAGCATGATTAACCTTGAAGGATCTGGATACACTTTTGACGAATACGATGACCTGAAGGCTGAGATCCAAGAGAAAGATTTGCCAACATTGGATCACAAAACACTTTTTGCGTCACTTGAAGTAGGAGAGACAGGTCAATCAGGGACTCAATTCATTCCTAGCCTGAGCGATTACGCTGAAAGATACATTAACAAAGCAACACGTATGCTGATGCTGGATTATCACAATGATATTTACGTCTGGATCGTAGACGCGCTGATTGAATACCGCACTGCAAACGGATTGACAAGCAACGGCGAAGCAGTTTTGAGATTGGTTGAAAACGCAGTAGATAGGAAATGCCCACATGAACTTATCTGAGTTACCTGTCCACAAAATCAAGCGTGTTATGTCTGAAGAAGACGCAACCGCGCTGGTAGGCACTGTTGTTCCCGATTACGAACCAACCTGCACTGAGGCGGGTATATGGATAGATGAAGATACCGAAGAAGTCATTTTTGTTTACTTTCCAATGGAAGAAGAAGTTGAACTGCTGCGCGCGTCTGTGCTGAAAATTAACTACGGCACAACAATCCGACAATCAACAGGCTTGAAAAATGCTTCACGTACCTTTGGAATGGCACCGCGCAAGATCTTTCAAAAGCGAGAGAGTTGCAGAGCAACCTCACTGGCGCATGAACAACCAAACGAACACGCAGTGCTGATTGCATTTGCCGAGAAGTTTGCCAACATGTACAAATCATTTGCACCAGATCTATACGAAGCAGATCGCAAAGCGCTCAAAGACAACAACGTGGCTGACGAGTGGCGCATGACCGATGACGCATTGTGGACGTCTGGAGTGGTCAATAAGGCTTCAACCCTGCCTTATCACCGTGACGGGTTTAACTTTGCCACTTGGTCAGCAATGCCTGTGATCCGCAGAAAGATGAAGGGCGGATACCTGACGCTACCTGAATACAATTTCACTTGTTCTTGTCGTGACGGCTGGGTGACATTCTTTGCAGGATACAAATACGTTCATGGCGTAACACCAATGACGCCTAGCGCTGACGACTCATACCGCTATTCAATTGTTTACTACGCGTTGCGCGGAATGAAAGATTGTTTTACGTTTGCGGTTGAAACAGCCAAAGCGCGCGAAAGCAGAACTCACCGTGAGGACAACATGGCAAAGGCGCTGAAGGGCGAAATACCTATGCCTCAAATTGGCGGCAAGAATAAGTGAGCCTTTGGGCTGATTACGCACAATTCCACGAAGCGCAGACTCAGTCACGTGACATGGATCCCGCTTACCCAGTATTGAAGTGGTTTGCAGACTCAATGAACAGGGATAGCGGATTGTGGCTGACGTTTTTGTTTGTTGGTTATTACCACATGGGCTCAGCGCTTAAAGCGTTCAGCCTGTATCCAACACCCACCGTTCCAGCGCAAGAAGATTTGAAATTGCCTATTGCACAACCGCGCAGATCACACAGAGCAACACTACGGTTTGCGCAACATCTGGACTCATTGTGCGCCAAAGCAGAGCAACACGGTGGATTGGGCGCTTGGTTGGATACTGCAACCGCGTCTGAGGATCCAATTGAAAATTGGAAGACGCTCAACAATGAATTGACAACGGTGTTTGGTAATGGGCGTTGGGCTGCATACAAAACAGCAGAGATCTTGTATAAATCTCACGGGTTTAACTTAGAAGTGCCTGACATGGGTAACGCCAATTCAAGTGGACCACGCAAGGGATTGGGGCTGTTCTTTCCTGGACTACCGCAAGGCAATTCACCTGCTGAAGTAGCGCAATTAGATGAACTGAGCGTGAAGGTGGTTGATTATCTGCAAGGCAAGGTATCGCAGGTAAGCATGGAGACGGTTGAAACCTCACTGTGCGATTTTTATGCAATGAACAAGGGGCGTTACTACGTGGGCATTGACATTGATGAAATGCAAGAACAGTTGTTGCGTGTACCGTCTGATTTGACGGCATTGGGCTTCAAAGCACGATACGAGACATTGCCGCATAAATACTTGGGTGAGTTGAACGGTTGGGAAGGCATAGACAAAAAGCGCAAATCTGTTTACCGCGACACAAAACAGGTTGCAGTCAGATGAAACTTATTGTTATTGGCGCTGGCATTGCAGGATCCTCAGCCACGCGTATTGCACGTGATAAAGGTTGGGACGTAACATTGATTGACCACGCACCAGAGCAGTCTGCGTCCAGATCTGCGCTGGCAACAATACGCCCAACTTGGTTTGATAAGGCTGAGCGCGCAGACCTTGAAAGATCTTGGGAGTGGTACAGCGCTTGGGGTGCAGCAGGGACAAGAGAGGCGCACGTATCAAATTGGAAGAACCGAGAAGTTAAGACACAAAAGGATTGGTGGCTGGTGGATCCGATTTTGCCGCTGGTTGAGCCAGACCTAACTGAGCGCGTAGTAGGGATCTATAAAACATTTGTTACCACGCCAACAAAAGAGATTGCTGCTGACGCTATCTTGAATTGCACAGGCGCTTACGGGGCAGATCTAGCGCATGACGTAAGCCTGTTTGCAGGGGTCACTTGGATTTCCACTGACGCTCAATTAGATTATTTACCCTACCGTGTCCACCATTTGAGACCATACAAATCACTCTCAGCAGCACAAATCAACGGTGTCACGCGTGTTGGATCCTCAATCAACGCAAGCGCTGACAAGGCAATACAAGAGGCTGAAGAATTGTTAGAGCAGGCTCACTTGTTGGGAATTGTGCAACCAGGCGCAACTTGGGAGATGTCACTGGGTTGGAGAGCAAAGGGCAAAGGGGGCATACCGATTTACCCGCAGTTGGGTCAGCGCAACGCTTATTTCTCAGGATTAGCCAGGAGTGGCTATGGGCTATCACCTGCAATTGCAGAAAAGTGGATTGACAGTTTATAGTTACTAGATTACAAAGGGGGCAAAATGGAAAAGAAAATAGGTAAGTTTTGGTTTCATTGCGGTCACACAAGTGGATTTGCCTTGGGGTTTCACATCAGCAAATACGGTTGGGACATTGATCTAGGTTTTTGGTACATAGGGCAGGAGTTCTAATGAAAATCATCTACGTGATAGGCGCACCAGGATCGGGCAAAACAACACTTACTGAGGCATTTACAAGCGATTGGATAGACCACGCCAAACATGAACAACCAATCAAATTCAGATCGCACCATACCCCTTATGGGGACGCACTCTCACTTGGTTGGCTTAGACCAGCGTTTGGCGGAACAGACACGCTTGGCAATACAGCGATACTGAGTATTGAACCGTGGCTACCAGGGATCGCCAAAGACTACGAAATCATTTACGGAGAAGGCGACAGATTAGCCAACTCACGTTTCTTTAATTTGTGCAAAGGTATTGGAGAGTTCCACCTGTTTTATCTCAACACTGAGCCTGCACTGTGCGCTGAGCGTAGGGCGCAAAGATCCTTCTTGACAGGCAAAACACAAAACCCAATTTGGGTTAAAGGTAGGGAGACTAAGCACCGCAACCTTGCAATGACGTTCAAAGCGTTTGAGATCCCGTCAGGACTAACACCTATGGCTGGCGCAGATCTAATGCGTAATGTAATCTTTTCCTGATGAATAGGAAACGTACGTGAGAAAAACACCAACGCCAGAACAGATAGACAAAGAAAAGAAAGTGCTGGAGTTAAAGCGTTCAGGGGCTACTTGGGACGCTATTGCTGAGGTAACTGGGTATGCAAATGCTTCAGGCGCGTTCAAGGCTTACCAAAGAGCAATGGTGCGCACATTGCAGCAACCAGCAGATGAATTGCGAGACGCTGAGATTGATCGCTTAGACCGATTGCAAAGGGCGTATTGGTTTGAGGCAATAGGCGATAGAGATAACCCGCCAGTACACAAGTCAGCAGAAATTGTTTTGAAGATTATTGACAGGCGCGCAAAGTTACTTGGGCTAGACGCACCAACCAAGATCCAAGCAGAGGTGGTTACGTATGACGCAAGCGGAATTGACGCCGACATTGAACGAATTGCCTATCAACTCAGAGGAGTGGATCAGGGCGTCACGTTGGCGCTGGAAGCAGGAGCAAGCCAGAACGGAACAGTTACCGCCTGAAGGTGATTGGAATATTTGGCTGTACATGGCTGGGCGCGGTGCAGGCAAAACAAGAACCGCAGCAGAGTGGTTAGCGTGGGAAGCAGTGAGCCAACCGCAAACACGTTGGGCAATAGTTGCACCTACCTACGGTGACGCAAGAGATACCTGCGTTGAGGGTGAGTCAGGAGTGCTGGCAATCCTGAGACGATACAAAGCGCTTAAAGATTGGAACAGATCACTGGGTGAGATCCTGTTGCACAATGGATCGCAAATAAAACTATTCTCAGCAGACAAGCCTGATCGTTTCCGTGGTCCACAGCATCACGGCGCATGGTGTGATGAGTTAGCAGCGTACAGATACAGTGACGCGTGGGATCAGTTGCAGTTTGGTATGCGACTAGGAGACAAGCCACGCATTGTTGTCACCACAACACCTAGACCTACTGCGCTAATTAGATTATTAGCAGGGCGCAATGACGGATCAGTAACAATCACGCGTGGATCTACTTTTGACAATGCTGCCAACCTTGCACCTTCAGCGCTATTGGAGTTGGAAGCCAGATACGCAGGCACCAGATTAGGGCGCCAAGAGTTGTTTGGCGAGATCCTGGACGATGTTGAGGGCGCATTGTGGACACGTGGACTAATTGAGCGCAACAGGCTTCAAAAGGCTCCAGCAATGGCAAGGATAGTTGTGTCAATAGATCCCGCAGTGACCAATACCAAAGATAGCGATGAAACAGGAATTATTGTGTTGGGATCTGACGCGCAAGGACATGGATACGTGTTGGGTGATTATTCATTCAAGGGATCTCCACTTGATTGGGCAAGCAAGGCTGTATCGGTATTTGACGAGTGGAAAGCAGACTCAATCTTGGTTGAAGTAAATCAAGGCGGTGACATGGTGAGCGCGGTGTTGAGACAAATCCGATTAGGGCTACCGATAAGAGAAGTGCGAGCGCACGTAGGTAAGCGGTTGAGGGCTGAGCCAGTTGCAGCAATGTACGAGCAGGGACGTATTCACCACATTGGAGAGTTTGCCAAATTGGAAGATCAAATGACCGTGTGGACGCCAGACGATCCAGACTCACCAGACAGAATTGACGCAATGGTGCAGGGGTTTGCGGATTTGTTAGGCACGCAAAACGTGATGAATTACTTTAACGCCATTGCTAACTTTTGCCCCAGTTGCAACCTACCCAACCCCAAATCTTCAGCAATGGGCTTGAAGTGCGGAACCGTTATCATTACTCCAGCCGTAGGTTAAGGGCTACCAACAAGGGAGATACACGTGGGTTTATTAGACCGTATCGCAAAGCAAATCGCCACACAGGTTGAAAAGCGCGCATTACCAGCAGGCGCAATAACAATGACCGAGCAAGACATGAGAAACGGATCCATTGGACAGTCGTACGGTAATAACGTGCCATTGGGACGCCAAGCATTTATGCCTGTTGCGTTTGGTCCAGGTGTGCCGATTACTCCAGGGGCAATCAATCCACTGCGCGATGACGGGCGACCAGATCCACGGCGTTACGAATACCAAGTTGCACAAAACATTAACATTACTGAGACAAAACTAATTCCATTCAAAACACTACGTGCCTCAGCAGATCAAATTGACATTATCAGACGTTGCGTTGAAGTTACAAAAAGTAAACTTGTTGGATTGGAATGGGACATTGTCCTAGCGGCAGACGCGTCAGAAAAGATTGCAGCAAAATCAGGTGGGGATCACGTAAGAGCAATGGCAAAAGCGCGTGAACAGTTTTCTGATGAGATAAACCGCTTGCGCACATTTTGGGAGAACCCAGACCCAAGCAACGGTTTAACGTTTTCAGATTGGCTAATGATTGCAGCGGAAGAGACACTAGTGTTAGACGCACTCGCAATTTGGCCGCAAAGAACAGTTGGTGGAGATCTCTACGGGTTCCAGATCCTAGACGGTTCAACTATTAAACCAATGTTGGACGACAGAGGTATGCGCCCACAAGCACCTGACGTTGCTTACCAACAGATCCTTTACGGGTTCCCACGCGCTGAATTTACTGCTAACGATGATGACCCTGCTGCTGACGGTGAGTTCACTAGCGATGACCTTGCTTATCTAGTTCGCAACCGCAGAGCAATGAGCACCTATGGCTATTCACCAGTGGAACGTTCACTACCTTTGGCTGACATTTACTTGCGCAGACAACAATGGATCCGCGCTGAATACACTGACGGCGTAATTCCAGATCTGATGTTCACAACGACAGCAGACTGGGGTAATAACCCTGACTTGCTACGTGCTTACGAGAACATTCTCAACGATGATCTTGCGGGACAGACAGAACAGCGCAAGCGCGCACGCCTATTGCCTACTGGCTTAGTACCGATCACCAATGACGGTTACGGCGAGAAGTTTAAAGACACGCTGGACGATTACCTTGTGACCTCAATTTGCGGTCACTTTGGAGTTCAACCAAGTGAGATTGGATTTTCACCAAAGGCTGGATTGGGCGGTGCAGGATTTTCAGAGGGACAAGCAGAAAACGCTGAAGCACTTGGAATTGGTCCACTGTCTAACTGGTTGAGCAAGTCACTTACAAATCTTTCATACACATTCTTGGGTATGCCACGTGAACTTGAATTCAAACTTATGACAAGCAAGCGCATGGACAATGAAGAAAATGCACGCAAAAACCAAATTGAAATTACTTCAGGTGGTAAAACAATCAACGAGCGTAGATCTGAAATGGGACTACCTTTGTTGGATACACCGCAAGCAGACATGCCTATCTTGATTAGCGCGGCAGGTATGTTCCTGTTTAGCCCTGACGGATTGATCAACGCTGCTCAACTTACAACAGCCCCAGCGCTAGAGGGATCTGAAGCAACAGCAATTGAAGAACCAGTTGAGGTTGAAGAGCCAGAGATTGCAGAAACACCAGTAACGGTTGAGACTGTTAAAGAGGTTCAAGCCTTTATGAAGTGGGCAAAGAAGGGTGATCGTGGGCGTGACTTTGAGTTCAAGACAATTGAACCAATAGTTGCTGAAGCGCTGAACCAATGTGTGTATGACGGGGATTTGGATACTGCTAAAGCGCTCGCAAAGGCGTATCTGGCATGAGAGCAGGCGCACACAACGCAGATGTGCGCATAGCGGCAACCAACGCACGTAAGATCCAAGCAGCATTGCGGCAGGGGATTGACGCTAAGCGGGTTATTGCTGCTTACCGTAAAACTCAACCTAACAAGAGTGACAAACCTGTTCAAGACAGAGCCAGAGCAAGAGCGTGGGCAATGCTCAACATGAGGATCAACAACGAGCCTTTGATTGAAGTGCTGCAACGTACTTGGGCAGAGGGTTTTGTGCTGGGTGAGGCTTACGGCAATGACGAAATCCAGCGAGCGCGTGAGGCTAAAAAAGCAGCAAACGATTACATTGACTGGGATAACTGGAAGCCTGGTGACGCTGCAACGGCGACACTGCTCAGACCACCCAAAGCATTTCAAGAGTTACTAGGCAGAGCGCGAGTCACAATCAAGGATCTTGACCAGACTGGGTACGACAGAGTAGGCACAGCGCTGGCTGACAGCATTGAGCAAGGGCTATCGGATACCCGCGCAGCAAGGCTTATCAATGACGCAATTGGATCCCCTAGCAGGGCGCTGACTATTGCTATCACTGAGACTAACCGCGCCATGTCGCAGGGTGCAATCAGCCGATACCAAGCAGCCAAATTAGAGCAAATGGAGTGGTCCACCTCAGATCCTTGCCCAGAGTGCGCAATGAATAGTGGACAGGTCATTGACATAGGCGGCACATTTAATTCAGGCGCGCAAATGCCACCTGCTCACCCACATTGTCGTTGCGCTTTGCTTCCTGTCATTCCTGAATTTGAGCCAAATGAGCAAGGCGTTGTATTGGTTGAGCCACCTAAACCTGATGTTGCGCCAAAACTAACGGTCAAAGAAAAACTAGAGAAAGAATACGCGCACAAACCTGGCGCTTGGAGCAAACCGCGACAGGGAGACAGTGCAGTTGAAGCGATTGAAGAACAACGGCGCAAGCGCAGTAATTACGATCAGGGCAAGCGCTGGACGGATAAGGGTTGGGCAAATAACGAACGCAGTGCCTACCAACTCAAAGCAGATGCAGATTTTGCTAGGGGTAATGTTGTTTACACAAACGGTTGGACAACAGTGTTGGTTAGAGAAACCGACTTTTTGAAGATGCCAGCAAGTATTGACGCGTTGCTTGACACCATTGACGCCAACATGGACAAATTCTCGTTGAAGTTTTTACAAGTACGAGTCAGCGATGAGGCTTTGGACGAGATCTACAAGGAATACACGCCAGAAAAGCGCAAGAGAGTTTTGGCTGCTGCAAACCGTGGAAGCCTGTTTGGTTCTAAAATGTACGTGCGACCAACAAGCGTAGACGTTAGACCCGTAGACCCTAAGAGCAACGGTATTTGGTTCAGCGCTGTTCCAGAAACAACAACCAGAGTTGAATACACAATTGCGCACGAATGGGGTCATTTGCGCGAAAAGTTGGCTGGCACCTTTGAAATGGACACTGCTGATAAAGTCATTGAGGTGATTACCAACAAAAACGGCAAAGCCTTTTTGAGCGAGTACGGCAAGACAAAGCCAGCAGAAGCCTACGCTGAGTCATGGGCTGATTGGGTACTGAACAAAGGCGTAACAGATAATCCAATAACTAACGCTATGGCAAAGGAGTTTGGTTGGAAATGAGCGACAAATTCTATGACGCACTGGTAGATTACAAAGACCTGCCTGACAAAGAGATTATGTATGATGCTGCTAGTGGATTGCAGTACGGAATAGATGAGGCGATCAGGCGCGGTATTTATCCTGAGTCTGCTAAAGTTACGAAGAGCCTTGAAGAAGCCCTGGCTGACGTCAAGTTAGAATGGATTGAGGAATAACATGGCATTTAAGCACATCAACGCAAGCACACTTACAGTAACTTCAATTTTGCACCAAGTAGACAAAAACGCCAGACCTGAGACCCCAATTAACATTTACAACGGTCACAGTGCGTCAATCTTCATTGGCGATAGCACAATTACTACGTCAGGCGCAACGATTGGTCGTACAATTGCAACAGGTACTTCACAAGTATTTTATGCAAGCGCTAACGACATTATCTATGCAATTTCAGCAGCAGCCTCAGCAGCAGGCGCAATCGTTTTGACTTATTCAGCATAATTATGGCTGAAGGATTTGTACCACCACAAGAGGTCAGGTCGAACGCCAAACGCGGTTTGGAGTTAAGAGCCAAATACAATCGTGGTGGAACAGAAGTAGGGGTCGCTCGTGCGCGTGACTTATCGAACGGTAAATCACTATCATTAGATACCCTAAAGCGTATGAGTTCATTTTTTGCTCGTCACGAAGTGGACAAAAAGGGTGAGGGTTGGGGCGTAGATAGCGCTGGTTACGTAGCGTGGTTGCTATGGGGCGGTGACGCTGGTTGGGCTTGGGCAAAGAGAATTATCAGTGAACAAGAAAACAAGGAGAAATCATCAATGTCAAACTTAACAACAGCATTCTTTCAAATTGAGAAAGCAGATCGCAACGCAGACGGGACAATGACTGTTTACGGCAAAGCGACAGACGACAGTATTGACATTGACCAACAGATTTGTGACGGCGATTGGCTAGACCGCGCAATGCCTCACTGGTTCAAAACAGGCGGCAACATCAGAGAGCAACACAGCAACATTGCAGCAGGAGTGGCTACCGATTACGAAGCCAAAGCAGACGGACATTACATTTCTGCACTTGTAGTAGATCCAGTCTCAGTTAAAAAGGTAGAGGCAGGCGTACTCAAAGGGTTCAGCATTGGAATTAAAAACCCACGCGTGACCCGTGACAAGTCAGCAATGAACGGGCGCATTGTGGACGGACAAATTGTTGAAGTAAGTCTTGTGGATCGCCCAGCCAACCCAAATTGCCAGTTGGTATTGGCTAAATCAGCCAGTGGCGATGAGACTGTGGTTCAGGTTGAGGATCTAATTGAGAAGGAAGATAAGCCAGATTACGAGAACATGCTGCCTGGTGGCGAGCGCTCAGAGCCAGCAGACAAGGATCTATACAACCGAGTCAAGGCTGAAGCCAAAGAGAAGTTTGATGTGTACCCAAGTGCAGTAGCCAATTCATGGGTAGTGAACGAATACAAAAAGCGTGGCGGAAAATACAAGGCAAAGACCAAAAAATCATTACAATTTGAGGACACAAACACGGGAGACAACGCAATGGCAACAGAAACTATCTCAATACCTAAGTCCATTGTGGGCGACATTTTGAAGTTTGACAAGGTGCAGTTTGAAGCAGCACGCGACGCGCTTGCGAACCTTGTTCAAATTGAAGCAGGCGAAATGAAAGAGGGCGGCAATGAGATCCAATCCATTGCTCACCTATTGGAAGCGATAAGTCACCTACACGCTTGGTATGAAGGTGAAGAAGCAGAGGGTGAAGTGACTGAAGAAATTATTGAAATGTCAGCGCACGTTAAATCAACAATTGGTTGCGACTGCGCTGGTTGCATGGCTTGCGAGAAAGCAGGCGGTTGCAAGGGTGCAATGTGCAAGGGTCATGACGGTAAATCAATGACCAAGACAAACGTTACTGAAGATAGTGCAGCAACAGGCGCTGAGGATCTAATTGTTGCTGAGAAGTCTGCAAAAGAGATGATGCCTAACAAGGGTGAGTCACTTGCAGAGTTCAAAGCGCGTTGCAAAGAAGCAGGAATGGACGATGATTACGCAAAAGAGTGTTTCACAAAATACATGGCTGCTGAAGAAGACAAAGAAAAGTCAGCAACAATGGATAAGTGCTTGGAATGCGGTTGCCACCGTCCAGAGGAAACACACGGACAATCAGACGTCACTACTGCTGACATGGTTGCGCCAAGCGAAACACCTAAGTCTGCTGAGGCAGATGAAGAAGTGACTGAAGAAGTCGCACCAGATAATTCCACTGAAGATAATTCAGAGGATCTTAATGCCATAGTAGAGCAAGTGGTAGAGAGCGCAACAAAAGCACTCAAATCAGAGATTGCTTCATTAGTGTCTGCAAAAGAGGCAGCACTGGCGAAAGCAGTGGGGTTGGAGACTGAGTTGGCACAAGCCAAATCTCTCGCAGTGGCGGGTGGCCCAAAGCGCACAGCACGTCCATTAGGTGGAACATCTAATGAACTTGTGCTCAAAGCGGCAACCTACAAAGCGAAAGCAAATGCAGCAACAGACCCAGATCTTGCAAAGGGTTACAGAGCGTTAGCGGATAAGTTTTACGCTGAGGCTACTGAAACCCTAAACAAGTAACCAACCTAACCGAAAGGAACCACAACTATGGCTGAAATGCCACGCGCTAAAGATCTGTTTGACGGATCCAGCCCTGTTGAGGCTGCTGAAAAAATGGACTCATATACTGCTGAACTCAGCAAGTCATTGAGCAATTCTTCATCAGTTCCAGGACAAGCACCAGCACCAGACGCTACTGCCCAGTTGGAACTACTTGCAGCAAGCAAGTCACTTTCACCTGATGCAGCAGCAGGACTTCAGAATGCATTAGCGGCACAGCGCCTAGCAATGCAGGACATTCAGAAAGACATCACACTTACATCTCCACTCAGCACATCATTTGCTGCGTTTGACTTGGAAGCACCTTCAAAGTTGCTCACACCACGTCCAACACCTTTGCGTAACCGTATTCCACGTAAGAAGGGCGTAGGCACATCACACCGTGTCAAGCGTATTCTTGGATACACAGGTACAGGAACTGGTGGAGTCGGAAACACTTGGCCAGGAATTACTGAAAGCACAACAACTGCTTTCGGTTCAATCAACTACGAGCGTGGCGCAAAGATCTCCTACGCAGCAGATGATTTAATCCTGCCTTACAACTCATACTCACTATCTGACAGCGTATCTTTTGACGCTAACTTTTCAGGACTTGGGTATCAGGATCTACGCCAACTATCAAGCACATCAACACTGTATGCAACAATGCTTATGGAAGAGCGCATGATGCTTATGGCACGCGGTACTGCTTCAGGTTACTCTGGCGCACTTACTGCTCCAACAGTAACTCTCACATCACCAGTTGCTTCAGGATCACAAACAGCACTTGCAGCAACCACATATTATGTTTATGTAACTGCTGACGCAGGTATTTCTGTAAACGGTTTTGGTGAGTCAATTGCATCTTCAGTTGCTTCAGAAGTAGTTGCTTCAGGAGACGTTCTAAAGGTTTCTGTTGCCGCTATCACTGGCGCACTTGGATACAACGTATATGTTGGAACCACAACTGGTCTTGCTAACTGTAAGTATCAGGGAACAATGAAGGGAACTTCATGCTTTATTCAAGGAGCAGCAGCAACTGGACTAACTGGTGACAACTTTGCATTGACAACAACTGGTGCAGCAGCAACACGCGCAACAGCAGATACTTCTGCGTATGCAACAGGCTATGACGGCATTTTGCCAACAGTGCTTGGTGCAAACTCAGGTTACAACAACGCAATCAACACTACATTCTCTACTGCTAACCCAGGTTCGGAATATCAGACTGTTTTTGCTAACTTGTACCAGAACGTCAAAGCAGATCCAGACATGGTTCTAATGAACGGTAATGATCGTAAGCAACTTTCAGACGCGATCAAGAACGGCTCAACAGCAAACTACCGTCTAACAATTGACAATCCAGGTACAGGCGGGGGAACCACATACGGTTCAATCGTTACTGGACTTCAGAACGAAGTAACAGGCAAGTCTGTTGACATCATGGTTCACCCATGGTTGAACCCAGGCGTGTCACCAGTGCTTTCATTCACACTTCCAATCCCTGATACTGAGGTATCAGACGTTTGGGCGAACTTCATGGTTCAGGACTACATGGGTATCCAGTGGCCTGTAACTCAGTTTGCGTATGAATTCAGCACATACTTCCGTGGAACATTCTTCTGTACTGCTCCAGCATGGAACGGTGCAGTATCAGGAATTGTGTCTGCTTAATAACTGAATAGATAAGGCAAGGGGGGTGCGTTCCACGTGAGCGCACCCCCACTTATACTAGAGAGGGCAATCATGGCAAGATTAGTAGCATCTGATAAAGGCGTCAGAGAGACAGAAGTGAACGGGCGCTTATACAAGCCTGATCGTGGCGGGATCTATAACATTGAAAGCGCCAGTGCAGCAAGAGCAATGAAGGCTGAAGGATTTTTTGAGGCAACACTCACACCTTACTCGCAAGGTGACGTCACAAAAGGCTTTACTTGCGTAGAATGTGGTTTTGGATCTTGGTTTCGCAAGTGTTCGC